GAACTGACACAGCACCTGATCAACCTGCTGCACCAGAACATCAACCCATGGCACAGGGACTGGACAACCTTCTTTGGTAAAGGTCCACATCGCAACCTCGACTCAGGCCATGAGTACAGCGGCAGCAACCCAGCCATCCTTGAATTGTGGACAGCTCTGCGCTACTACAGTCATCCACTATGGATCGGTGCAGGCCAGGCCAGGAAGCACAACTGGATGCCACGTAAAGGTTCCAAGGGTTGCGCGATCATGTTGCCCGTGAAGATCACCTACCGAAAACGTGATCAAGACGGCAAGGAACTGAAGGACAATGACGGCAACGCAATAATGGGCAGCTTTGCCACCTTCAAGTACAACAAGATCTTCAACGTTCAGGACATCCACGGTGTCACTGAAGAAGCAGAAGCCAAATTAAAGGAGAAGATCCGCCAGGAGTGTGAGTCATTCACTCCACTTGAACCCACAGCTCGTCTTGAAAGAGCTGAGAGGGTGCTCGGTGCATGGTCCGTACCAACGACATGGTCAGGTAATAAGGCCTTCTACAGCCCGAGCGACGACCGGATCACAATGCCCGGTCAGGATCAATTCCTTACTAGTGAGGGCATGTATTCAACGTGGGCGCACGAACAACTCCACTCCACTGGTCACAAGTCACGGCTCAATCGTGAGATGGGCGGCGGATTTGATTCTATTACCTACGCCAGGGAGGAACTTGTTGCTGAACTAGGCGCATTCTTAGTTTGCAACAGGTTACAAATCAGCAGCGATGTTCTCAATCATGCTGCATATCTGAAACACTGGATCGAGGTACTGAAGGAGAGCCCTGATGCACTCCGGAAATGCTTGTCCGACGCCAGTAAAGCAGCCAATCTGCTCTGCAATGTCGAGGAGGAGAACCCTATGTAAATGACAAAGGTGTCCCTCCACTACCAAAGCCCTTATCTATTCATCAGAAATGACTAACACAACAACAACTAAATCCAAAAGCGCAAGCCTGGTCCCCATCCCAGGCGCAACAATCGTCACAACACCTAAGCGTGGTCCTGGCCGTCCCCGTAAGAATCCCGTCGTCTCACCTGCACCAGTCGCTGATCCGGTGATGGCGATGGTCGAGGACTATCGAAATTTACAGCGCAAGATCAAGGCTTTCAATGAGGAGCTGGGACCAATCAAAGATGCGCTCACTCGTCATCTTGTCGCAGGTGAAGAAGACAAGATCGAACTGGCCGATGGCAGCTATGTCATCAGTAAGGTCATGACAGCTCAGTGGACTTACTCCGAGAAGCTTGAGGCCAAGCGAATCAAGCTCGAGGAACAAAAGCTTGACCTTAAGAATGCAGAAAAGAAAGAGCAACTAAATGGCATCGCATCTGCCACCTTCAGTGCACACGTTCGCGGAAGGGCTAAGTGATGATTATTTCTTTTCACGAATTCATCAAAGCAGATGAGGAGTGGGACAACTATGACGCTGCGTGTTCCACTTATCACGAGGCTGCTCAATACTCATACCAAAGACAAAACAAATATGTTTATGAATGGATGAAATGGAACTCCTGTAAAGGAGCTCTAGAACACTTCAATATGCATCTCAATGACAGCGGCGACATGTCATTTACCGGGCTTAACCACGAGCTCTGCGGTGAATGGATAGCTGACGGTGCAGAAACATTCGAAAACAGGATGGCTGCTGCCCTAGTCTTGGCTGGTAAAGCCGCAGAAGAGTGGATTGAAAATAATAATATCTACGAACGTAATGTCGTTTATCGAGAAGCACGTGAACAACATCTATTAAAGATATACGAGAACCAAAAGGCTGAAGAACGGAAGGAGAAAGCCCAATGAACAAAGGACTCCGTTACTTCCCAGACACTCCTGTTAATCAATCGATCGGGATCGTCGGCAAGCTCATGTACTGGCACCCGTATGCACTCCGTCATGTGATGCGAGAAGTAGCTTCTCGTTATCCCATTACCTACCGCAAGGTTGGCGAATCGCTAGCAGCTAAGGATTTTGATCTACAAGGTAAAAGTTCAAAAGCGGAGACCTACAAGATGATGGTGGCGATCTTGGCTTTGATGCCGCCTCATGTGATCCCTTTCGGCCCGATGGGTAACGACACTCCCTGGGGTGAACTTGACTGGACCTCATTCCTCACAGATCTCCGAGCAAAACAATGACACGATCAAACAACGATGAATTTCAAGACCGGGTGGAAGAAGCAGCCAATCTTCTATCTGAGGGCTGGCCGGGCCGACGCATCGTCAAGGCGCTGACAGACAAGTACGTGGTCTCGCCACAATCAGCACGCTCTTATGTCCGCAATGGCCGCGAGCTACTGGTCGAAGCAGTGGCTCCTCAGGATCGTGCCTTCATGTTTGCCCAGGTCTTGGCTGGGCTCCAGCAGGATCGTCTGGATGCAAAGGAGGCTGGCAACATCTCTGCTCAAGTCGGTGCCTCCAAAGCAATGGTGAATCACCTGAAACAGATTGCACACATCGATCCGATGCGTGACTGGGAACAAGCTTTTGTTGAAGCTGCTGCTTACTCATCAAAAGGAAACATCCCAAGAATACGTGTGAAGAAGCACGACCAAGAAGTCGTAATGCAGCAGACCATCGAAAACCTGGGTTACCAGACTGATCCCATTACTGGAGTAGACATCGGCGAAGAATTTATCAAGAACTTTCACGACTGATCACTGGGGCGGAGCCGGGATGTCATTTTTCCGACTATCACGCTGCCTTTGACACGCAAGCCACTACTCGGACCATGCGGTGGGCGGAGCTTCCTTCTCTTTGCCTCTGTCTTAGAGATCCCCAGGTTCCCATCGAGGAATGCAGGTGGCTCCAAGGTCTGAAGAAGTTCCTATAAGGCCTGCATCAAGCGTGTGCTCGTAAGTCCCCCACCCTTTCATCTCTCCTGTTATCCAATGTCACCATTCCCAAAAGCAGTCAACCCAATGCCCAAACAAAATCGAGAGTTTGAGATAGGTGATCGTGCTGTCAGTGAGGCAGAGAAGTTCAAACATGGCACGGTCGTAGGCAAGGAACAGCGTAAACAACGCGCCAGAAGCACAAAGAAGGGATACTCAACATGTTCCTATCTAAAAGTGAAAGGGGACATAAGATCGGTTGCCGAATCGGTCATGCAATTTAGAGTGATATCCGAGTCTGAACTTGAGATGCAGCTCGAATTGTTTTACCACGAGACTGATTGATGAAACTGCGTGACAACTGCAGCCTGGTCTGGGCCACCCCAGATGCAGAGAAGCTAATCATCAAGATGGCGAGGGTCAGCGCACCAGAAAACGAAGACAACCTAGAGACAGGGCCACGCCTTCTCAAATACTTGATCCGTCACAAGCACTGGTCACCTTTTGAGATGGGGAACATGTGCGTCGAGATTCACACTCAGAGAGATATCAGCGCTCAGCTCTGTAGACATAGATCCTTCACCTTTCAGGAATGTTCACAACGTTACGCGGAAACACCAAAAGGTATTCTTCCAAAGTTTCGTAGACAGGACAGCCGCAATCGTCAGAACTCAATTGATGATCTGACTGAGGATCAGCAGGACATGCTCGAGTCGCTTACGTACAAGCACATTCAAGACGGACATGATCTGTACAAAACCATGCTCAAGATGGGCGTTGCTAAGGAGACAGCAAGGCGTCACCTCCCTATATGCAGCCCGACACGCCTTTACATGAATGGAACGATCCGTTCCTGGGTTCATTACCTTGATCTCCGTACTGATCCGAGCACCCAGTACGAGCACAGACTAATTGCCAACCAGGCAAAGAGCATCTTCCAACATCAATTCCCAACCATCTCTGAGGCACTTTGGTATGAAACCTGAAAACCTGCGCGATCTCGTTCCCTGTGAAAAGTGCGGGCGCAGCTCCAAAGTTATAGAGAGTCGCAGAGTAGACATGTCCAACTCGAGGCGAAGACGCTTTGAGTGCACGAGCTGTGGTCACAGGTGGACTCGTTATGAAGTATCAGCTGCTTTCTACACTCAATCTATTGAGAACGAACGTGTCTTCCAGCAGTTAAAACTATATATGGATCAGAAGTCCGAAGTTGTAAACAAACATACCAATGATTGCAGCACCTGTGAATACAACGATGGAATGAAATGCAGCTTCGCTTTGCCCGAGTTCTACACAGAAGAGGCTAAAGATTGCACTTATTACGCGATCAAGAAATGCAAAACATCCCCTGGGAAACGAAGTTTATCAGCTTCAGCGTAGCCTTCTTCTTGTTGTTGTTGTATGTTGGCGCATTTATTACATGATTAAGAACGACGGAATTTAACCAAACCCTGACATTTGTGCTAATTTGGATTATCTTTCGATTTAATCAATCGTTAGATGCCATGAAACCCTTATGGACTCATGGTGCATTACCCTGTCAATGGAAGCAGGTTAGGGAGTGTCAGCGCGTGAGCGGCTCCTATTCCAAAATACTTTCGTTTAAGGTAATTTACTTTCGTTTTCGGCGCCCCCCCCTATGGATAAGGAGAAGTTGCGAGAAGAAATCCTTGAAAGTATCTATAAAGACTATGCCGATCGTGAAGTGATGCCACACTACGGTCTGATTCCTGACTGGTTTCTAAGGTATAAAGACCTCAGTAAATTAGTTATCGAGTACCTCAATACACCATGATTAAATCAATGCTCTGCATCTTCTTCGCTGCAGCCAATTAACTTGCACGCCATATCACGCCCCTCTTTGACGTCTTGCAGTACAGCCAAGTTGTACTTGGTCTTCTCGCGGAGCTGACGCTTCTTCTGCGCTGTCACATGTTGGATGAAAGCAGGTTTCATTTTATTCGGTAGCTATCTGTATATAGCAAGCATAGCGCCGGGATTTCCGTAGGAGAATAGATATATCAATCGGATCTCCTTATGAAGTACAACATCTGGAATGCTGTTGCTTACGAAGTGACAGTGATGCTGATCAACTTCGATACTCGTTGGATGAACAACCCTATCATCAACATGATCCGCTCACACAGTTTTAAAGATTGGTGCGAATGGAAGACAGAGAAAACCATGGAGGATGTGGACGCCCAGATCGAAGCCCTGCACATACTGTGGGGTCGAGAAGACGATGACTGGGATGAGTTGATTGTTAAGACTGATTCAGAAACAAGGACAACCTTTGGCTACACGCTGGAAAGTGATGCAGACTTTGATGAATCCAAGGATTACTAAATTAAACTATTCCTGATGAACCTCCACTCGTTCGCAATTGTAAAGATGAAAGAAGATTGCCACGTTGAAAAACGCTTTCAGTCAGTCATCCAGACTCTCGACACTGCTTACAGGTGTCTCGAAGACCTGATGGATGATCCGATCTTCCTGGACACCATCCACGGAGAACAGGAATTGGCGCTTGATCAGGCGCTAGAACTGATCGACAACATTAAATACAGCTTCGAACCGGAGTACATATCACAGCCTGTGAAGGAGGCCGACCGGTTCGGCAACGCTGATGTAAGCTAAGGCTGTTCTTCAAATAAAAGAGATGGCACTCTTTATTCCCGACAGCCAGCTGCGTGATATGCAGCAACACTACGCTGCACAACAACTCCTAGGCGGAACTCGACGTCCTGATCAGGATGGCGCTTTGATGAAAAGTGTCGCCGCAAGCATCCTGTTAAGCTCCTCTGCAGCTGTCATCAATGACGACTGGCTGGACGACGGTCTGATGTTCTAACCTTAAACATTTTTTTCGGTTTAGGCACAGCAGCCATTGTTACCGTAAGGAGTGCACACTCCAGTGGTAGCAATGGTTTTTTTAATGCAAACAACGTTGCATGGTGTAAGAGTATGCCCCTCATAATTAGATACGCGAACGAGATATCTGCAATGAAAGCAGCGACCAGCACGGTGCAAGGCACCACCTTGGCATGGGCCGTCCTAAGCCAAAACCAGGCCACCGGTAGATCCGAAGTGGTGAAAGTGACAGGGCACGAAGAAGCTGATGCTTTCGTGCAGAACAATCCGGACGTGTACTATAAGTCTGGCCCGTTTGTAGTCTGAGGCTTAAGACTGTCTTAGCGATTGGGTCGACTTGGTTTGCTAACTTAGAGGTGCTGAAAAAACCTAATGCATTCTTCTGCCATTTCATCTTGGGTGGTGCTCATTTACCACGTTGATCAAGACGCACACGCAGCGCACTTCCCCAGCATTGATAAGGCGGAAAACTTCGCCAACGACTTGAGGGTCGCTAGCACCTTATGTGTAAGCGAACCTATGCCTATCACTGCAGCCAACGACTTGAGGTTGACAGTTTAGAGAACACTTTCATAACGAGAAGAGCATGCTATCTTATGGGTAGCATGTTTTTTTATGTTGTGGCAGTAGTTCTCAGTGTATCTGTGCCCGAAGCTTTGCATACAAAGTGGAAGGAGTCTGAAGTAAGAATCAGCCCATCGGCACTATTTCAAACTGCCCTAGAAACTGAACTGGATAAAACGAATCGTCATCTCGTCTACTGGAGTACTCGTGCGCTCAACGCCGAGAAGAAACTTAAGATGATCGATAGCTTAATCACTGCCAAAGACAAAGACGTAAAAAAATTCTTACTTTTTGAAAGTGATTCTTGATATAGAAGTTTGAGTCTAGAATAAATACAATCTGGAAAAAGTCAATGCCTGAGACTGAAAGCATCCAGCGATACTTTCCACTAATCAAGAGCAACGCTGAAAAACTTTTTATTGCATCAACACTCGATGCTCTTGTAGAAAAAGGTTACCTTCCAATAGACACAACTCAGGCTGCTTTTATTAGAATTTGCTTCTCCAGGGGTCTGAATGAATACATGAAGGAGCTGGTAGTAGATGAGTGAAGTAGATAAATCTCTGATTGAATAACTGCTACGGCAAAGACTACGATCCCTTAGGATCAATTATGAAAAAGACCTACGTTTACATTAAATCCAATGATGGATAATAACCCCAAACTGACTATTCTCTTAGGTAAAACAGTCAGCTCGGTCGGTGAGGCGTGCCCCACGGCAACGACTGATATCAAAGAGAACATCAAGAACCGAGACTGGACCATCAAGAGCTTTGGCTATGGTCCCCTCAATCCTGATGCACCAGACCCCGGCTTCTGGGAGAAGAAAGCAGAGCTGTGGAAGAGTGACGTGGATACAGTGAAGACCGCTCGATGCGGTAATTGTGCAGCATTTGATCAGACATCAAAGATCCTCGATTGCATGATCGAAGGTATCAACGAAAACAAGGCAGCCGATCCCTACGACGTGCAGGACCTAGCCAACCTTGGTTACTGTCAGCTCTTCAAGTTCAAATGTGCTGCAGCACGGACTTGCGATGCATGGTTGCATGGTGGTCCGATCACTGACTGCGTCTAATCACACTGACTTTTTCTTCATAAACCCCTCTTCTTCCAACCATTCTCCAGTAAGATCCGTAGGTGTGTAGTACTCCCACATCTTCTTAGGACCTGCACAAATTTCAAGTGCATCTTTAGTTTTATCTTCAACATACATTGCCCACATTGCTTCAGCTTCGAACGGTAACACGTGCTCAGGATACGTTTTCTCTGCACCACGACGGATCCAATCAGGTACATCCTCCTCTGGGAAGATTAGAGCTGTAAAAGTATTATTCAAAGTCCCTGCCATACAGTCCTGAGCCATGTGCCATCCTTCATGACGGATGACTTGAATCAACTTGCTAGGCTGATCCAGATAGAACTTGTTCAAAAATATGTTGTTGAAACGCACGTCATAGACCCCACGCATCTGCATCGCGAAATACTTGTCATCTGCTAAGTAGAGGGTGGCGCCGACCTTATTCAGTGCAGCAATGATGCCATCAAGTTCGGCGTCAGCAATACTGTATTTAGGTCCAAGATCTGACCAGGTAGTCACCTCAACGACTTCTTCTGTACATTCTCGGAGCATCATGCAGCCGACAGAGTCAAAGCTTCTCCAGCTCTTGACCTTATCTTCAGCAAGCACAGGCGAAGCTAATGCGGCAGCCGCAAATACAGAAGCAAGAAACTTTTTCATACAGATCTTTTAAAAAAGATGCCTTACTTTAATCGTGTCAACCTTGGCCCATCTTTCTTTTTTCAGCTTTACTCACAGCCTTACGTGCTTTTTTTGCACGGTCGGTATTCTCAACGAACTGCTTACCCTTGCGACTCTCGCGCTTCTTCTTATCGTCCGTCTTCTTACGCTCAGACTTTGACATAGCAGCCCATGCCTTCTCAGGGAGGTAACGCTCAGTCGACTTCCTACCAGGTTCGATTGCTTTGTCAGCCATTTTCTTTTGCTTTTTTCAGCGTGCTCAAAATTAAGCCAAGTTTCTTGGCTTGTTTAGCATGCATACGCGAAGCCTTCTCAAGCTCACTAATGATCGCATTAATTTTGGAGTGGACTTCAGTCATCCTTCTTCTTTTCATAGTCTTTTCGAGTCATCCACTTCTCTTTCCCCCAGCGTTTGAGATCTTTCTGCTTTTCGCTCTTGCCTCCTTTGTAGCCTCCGCCTTTCTCCTTATAAGCTTTGGCTAACATTTGGGCTTTGCGAGCAGACCACTGACCAGATTTACCACCTTTGGTGCCTGAGATGATGCGGTTCTTAATTCGCTCACGTAGATCAGGCTTGGTGTACTTGGAATCATCTTGTGCCATCTTTATATCATAAATTAAGCACACACAAAAAAGCCTGGATCATCAAGACCCAGGCTGATAAGTTCCTGTGTGAATCAGAAGGAATATTTCACTCCCCCTTTTGCACCATAACCATTCTCTGCGGCGGTGGCTAGGGACAACTCACCATAAACGCTTACAGATTCGGAAACAGCAACGGCGCCGCCAGCTTTACCGGAGAACTCAAAGTCGCTGGACGAGGTGGCTGCATCCACAGCGGAATAAGCAGGGCCACCTTGGATGTAATAGGAAGCAGCACCATTTTCACCTTCCCAACCAACATGCATTTCATGGAGGGCTGAGTTGTAATCAGAACCTGTGTAGGAAAGGTTGGTTTCCCAGTTCAGGTAGGGGCCTGCAAAAGCTGCAGGAGTCGATGCGGCGATAGCTGCAGTAGCTGCAAGTAATTTCTTTAACACAGTCTATAGAGAATAGGTATACATTCAAAAATATAGCGAGACCTAATCAGAATTAAGCTATAGACAGTCAAAAAACTGACATTTTCATGAGCAATTCTACTCAGTTTTCAGTTGACCTAGAGTTTTAAGATGGAGGAACTTCAAAATGAACCGATTTATCCCACCCTTTATTCTCTCTTTTATGACACTCGGTGTTGTTACGAACGTAAAACCTGTATCTGCACGTTTTATTTGTGACGCCAAGGATGAATTGATCGAAACGATCTACAACGATCCTTTTTACTCAAAGGCACGTAATCACAAACATAGAGATCAGCTAATCATGCGAATTATACGCACAGAAACTGTGTGCTCGGGGAAAGATTAAACGTGAACAACATCTATTAAAGATAACTGAGCTTATGTTTAATAAACAACTGAAGAATCAAAATGATGAAGGAACTTGACCACCAGTCTGATACGGACGATAACGAAGCGTCCTGTAGCGTAGAAAAAGCTGAGGGCGATGACGGTTGTTCCAGTCAAGACGATCAGCCTCAGCCTGATCCTCTTTGTAATATCGGGTGCCCCTGTAAGTCAACTGAGTCATGATTGTCCTTTGAACTAAGTCAATCATACGAATTTCGTAACGGTTACTACGGTTTATGTAGTAACACTTAATCTAGAGACATCCTTAAGCTTAGGGGTGCAGCCTCACCGATAGCGGTGCCGGCGAGGTTGATCAGTTTCCAGGTGCGAGAAACAGCAAAAATCACACCTCCCCAGGGCCTGACGCTGTTCTTCTTCGGCCCCGGATGTATAATAGATGTATCAACTCTGTTTTACATGGACCGTGTTATCCAAAACACAGCCAAAATTTATAGGTTCTGTGTGCAGTGATTCCGGTACGCTCTCTATTGTTGATACGTGTCTTGTCAAGGCTTACAGGCCCGGCAAGGTCAAGTTTCCAAAACGTAATCTCTACACCTCTTTCGAAACTGAAATTGGCGACGGAGACTTTCCTGTCTACGAAGTAAGGGATAATAAAGGTAAACTCAAATGCATAGTGATAAGCCTCGAGTGAATTACGTAGACCCCGTAAAGAACCCAAACCTCTGGCTTGAATTAACTATTCTCAAAATGATTGAGGATAAGAATCCCGCACATGAGTCAACCCTACGTAGTGCTCTTCATTCAATCATTCACTGGATTGAGCCGGGTCTAATAGATGAGCTATTCGGTGAGTGGATCCAACAGTACCTAGACGCTCATAACGCACTAGAAAGCAATCAAAATAATTCTGATCCGCCGTGTTCGCTAGAGGCTGGTCAGGAGTAATCCCACTTATTTTGAACTGATTTCTGATCGGGTCGTCCGGATAAGGAGGTCTGTGCCAGAAGAACTCCTTCCGATCTTCGTTAACCGTCCACTCTGGATGGTATCTTCTCCACCAGCTGAATGCAGAAAACTGCTTAGCTGGAGCACCTGAAGTGCTATCGATAACAAGAACGTCGCCAGGGGCAATGACCCAACGAAGCCGAAGGACTTCCATAAAGCCACGTCGTATTGCTTTAATTCCCACTCTTCCATTAAAGGCATCATCTAAAGATCTCCTCCTCTTATTCTCACGTCTCCAGTACCAATCGTTAAGTTGCCGTTGTGACTTTCCGATGGCAAAACCAGTGTTCCATAACCAAAATCCAGAGCGATACTCGTGTACTGGTTGGAGAAAGATTTTACAAAGGTGATCCCCTACTTGAAATGTAGAGCTTGTAAACTTGCGGCGTACTCGATATGACATCGTGGAAGAATTACTAGCGATGATTCAAAAGGACCAGGAACTCTGGGACCTTATGGAGCAGCTGAAGAACCAAGACGAGGAGCCTACTGATTTCATCTTAGACGTCGCACAGATGCTTGCAATTGAATTCGAAGATCTTCATCGCACTGATTTAAACGACAAGCTCGATGCTCTGTTCGGAGGACTACCTCCCAAGGCTTTTGAGATGGTGCCTTTGTTCCTTCACATTGCTCTCGACATTTTCATGATGCGGGCCATCCCCAACAACGAACAAGGTGGATGAAAATGAAATCAGGATTCGTTTTCTGCGACTTAGATAAGCAAAACGTGCTTTGCTACACCAGTGATCGGACCTCTGTCGAATTGATACCTGTCGATTTTGCGGCAAGCCTTGGAAAAGCAATCTGCTTGAGTGACAGAACAGAGATGAGAAATATTCAAGAAAGGCTACGAAAGTGTGACATCATCGACAACGTCTATATTGTGAACATTGGATCCCTGTACAAGCGCTTCCTCTGATTGTCTAATGTTGAGATACGCATGCGACATCGAGACTAATGGTCTCCTGCATCAACTGGATCGCGTGCACAGTCTTGTGCTAAGAAATCTTGATACAAACGAAGTAATAAGTTGCTCGAATGAGAGTAACTATTTGCCGTTGCAACATGGCCTGGATTTGTTGCAAAATGCTGATCTAATTGTAGGGCATAATTTTATTAATTTTGATTTGCGAGGGCTAGCTAGGGTCTACCCTACATTTAAAATTAAAGAAAAATGTGACATTCACGATACGTTGATTATTAGTCGTGTGTTGTCACCAGAACTTGAACAAGTTGACTTGCAAAAGTATCCTCACATCGATAATAAATATAAAGGGAGACACTCTTTAGCAGCCTGGGGCGAACGGCTAGGAGTCGCAAAAATAAAATTCACAGAGAACCAGTCCAAAAAGTCTGTATCAAAGGACAATGTCTGGGAACATTGGTCGAAAGAGATGCAGGTGTACTGCGAGCAGGACACTCTCGTGACAAAGGTCTTGTATGAATACTTCCTGACCCAAGAACTTGATCTCCGCTGTTTTGAACTGGAACATGAATTCGCCGCTATTATGACAATGCAAGAAGACTTTGGTTTTCCCTTCGATGAAAGGTCTGCTTTCGCACTTGTCAATACACTCAAGACGCGACGGTCGGAAATCGACGACCAGCTTCAAGAAGTATTTCCGCCAATTGTGGAGGAACGCTTTTCAGAAAGGACAGGTAAACGCCTCAAAGACAAGGTCGTTCTATTTAATCCCGGTTCGCGTCAACAAACGGCACAACGTTTACAGGAGCGTTACGATGAAATTAGTTTCAACAAAACGGAGAAAGGCAATGTCAAGGTTGATGATGAAGTCCTTGAAAAGCTTGGTGAAAAATACCCAGAAGCTAAGCTCCTTGCTGAATATCAAACGCTCAACAAAAGGCTTGGCCAAATTGCTGAAGGCAAGGAAGCGTGGCTGACGCACAGTCGAGTTTTTGACGATAGTCGTATCCACGGTACAGTTATTACTAACGCCTGTATCAGCGGGCGCTGCTCACACCGGCGTCCAAATATGGCGCAAATTCCCAGTGTAGGTCATCATTATGGAGCGGAATGCAGATCTTTATTCGTGGCTCCTGTGGGTTGGCTTCTTGTCGGTAGTGACGCAAGCGGCTTGGAGCTTAGGGCACTTGGTGCTTGGTTAGCGCACTTTGATGGTGGTGAATATGCGAAGCTTGTGAGCACTGAAGGCTTTGATATCCATACCTACAATGCGCAACTGTTTGGTATCTTCGATGGTCAGGGAGAGATCCCTAAAAAGATCAGAGACCTTTCGAAACGATTAATTTATGCCCTACTTTATGGTGCCGGATCAAAGAAGGTTGGTAGTGTTATTGATCCATCTTTAGGTGAATGGAAGCAGGCTGATCTTGGTAAGGAAACGATTAATACTTTCTACAAAAATCTACCAGCTATCAAGCAGCTCAAGGACAAGATTGATGAGCGTATATCTCAACGAGGATACTTGACTGGTATTGATGGTCGTCATCTTCAAATTCGTTCTAGGCATTCAGCACTTAATCAACTTCTTCAGTCAACAGGTGCAATCACCGTAAAGAAAGCAACAACAATCCTGTACGATGATTTAAAAGAGGCGGGTCTCCAATGGGGGAAGGACTATGCATTTGTTGCACACGTCCACGACGAAATTCAATCGTTAGTAAGGCCAGAGTATGTCGCACCTTACAAAACACTGGCGATTGCTTCGTTTAGAAAATCAGGTGAGTTCTACAATCTCAAGTGCCCAATGACCGGTGAGGCTCGTGTTGGACACAACTGGATGGAGACTCATTAAAGAAACCAGCAAGCTAAAGAAGCAATAGGGTCAGTGTAACTTGTAAGCCCCGCTGTAACACGGGGCGGGTTGCCGATTAGCCAGCCTCAAGGGCTGCGACTTTGGTTTCAAGGGTTTCGATGCGAGTCATTGCTTCTTGCAGTGCTTTGACAGCCTTCATGTAAAGCACGGAGTAGTTGACTGACTTGGTTGTAGTGCCAAGATCGTTGCCTTCATTATCAGTGTCAGGCGAGTCAGCGACAAGACCAGGCGATACAGTTTCAATTTCCTGAGCAACAACACCAAGCTGAGTGTGTGTCTGCCCTTCAATAAAATTGTAGTTACGAACGCGAATATCTTTAATGTCGTCCCACTGAGAAGATGCGTCAACGATGTTCTCCTTCAGCTTTATGTCAGAGATGGCACCATAGGAATTGTTAGTATTTGCGACGTTGCCGTTGGCTAATACCTGAAAAGTTCTGGAACTACCAAAATAAGCGCCATAAAGCTGAGTGTATTGACTAGCAGTTGATATACATTGAGTCCTTACATCACCAGAATTTGTAGCGACATTAATCTTTGCACCAAATCCACTATTTGAGCTGTCATCAAATGACGCAAAAAATAAATTTCCCGAGCTGTCGATTCGCATCCGCTCCGTCGGAGAACTCGCCCCATCCGCAGTTGTGGAGAACACGAGCCTTCCCGGCATATCGTTATCGCCAGGGGTTCCATCTACTTGAGACTGTATTTGAGCCGCAGTTACAAATTCACCTCCGTCAGCACCCATGAAATCAATCGTGCCAAGACCGTCACCACTTTGAACAGCTGTGTAGCTACTTACAGAACTACCTCGTGTACCAGAAAGCAATAACTGACCGCCTCCTCCTCCAGGGCTTGTATGGCGATTAATTTGAAGCGCACCATTAACGCCACTACCATCAACAACCACCGTTGGAGTAACTGTGTTTTTATTGCTTGGGTTAGCAGTGCATCCCACCAACAGCCTGCCCGAGCTGTCGATTCGCATGCGCTCGTATGTATCATCTGCATTGAATACAAGAGCATCATCTGTCTCATTGTTTTGAATACGAAAACGCTGCGTTCTGCCTACATTACTAAGCAATATGCTGGCATTACTGTCTTCTATATGCAAAGTTGCGTCAGGAGACGACGTGCCAATCCCAACTTTGCCCGAGCTGTCGATTCGCATCCGCTCGTTTGCATTAGTCCCGAACGACATGAAACTATTTTCTTTATTCCAAATATAATTATCGTTACCATCTTGCTGAAGCATAAAGCCACTACCTGCTGTTGCTCCAGTAGTGCTATTTGAAAGCATCAATTCACTTGATGCGTCAGAGGTATGTAGTTGAAGATCTCGAACAGGCGACGACGTTCCAATCCCAACTTTGCCCGAGCTGTCGATTCGCAGGCGTTCGGTAGTTCCACCAGTCGCAAAACGAATGTCACCAGAACGATGCCTAAAGTTGACATGATCGTTGCGATATTGAATTTCACCCTGCCTTGTTGTTGTATTGTTGCTAAAAAAGCTCAGTTCGCCAATATTGTCTGATGCTCTTGCATTAATAACAATAGCTTCTGCAGTACTTGCGCTGGCAGTTACTTGTAGTGGGTGGTTTTGAGTTACAGTAGTGTTGTTGATTAACAGCCTGCCACTTGCGTCGATTCGCATCCGCTCGGTTGTACCAGTTTTAAAGACTAAAGAATTAGTTGTACTCGTCCCAATAGAGCTGGCAACGCTTCCATTTTTGCCAAATAGAATATGATCAGCAGCCTGTGTATCATCGCGACTAATGTTGATATAACCTCTACCTATTTCTGTACTATTTAGATCAGCAGGGGTTCCACTAATACCCACCGCTGAGGTTAAACCAACCAGCAAATTGCCCGAGCTGTCGATTCGTAGGCGCTCGGTTGCGGCTGTATAAAAACGCATGTTTGCGCTTTCTTTGTTTTCAATTAGTAAATCACTGCCACTAACATATAAAAGTGATCCATCTGTCGATCCTGTTCCAGTCGTGCTGTTTGCTAATTTAATACGAGGAGTAGATGAATCATAAACTTGAAGCCCTTTCCCGCTTGGAAGATTAAAGGTTGAGGTTCCTATAGAAACATTTCCCGAGCTGTCGATTCGCAGGCGCTCACTAGGGCTCGACGCACCATCGGCAGTGGTGGAGAATACGAGGCGGCCTGGGTAATCATTCGTTCCAGGTGTGCCATCACATTCTCCTTCTATAAGAGCGTATTCACCAGCCTGTTGATCAGCAAAAACAATGCGACCAAGGGTATGTCCACTAGAAACACTGGCACTATTTAAGCCTCTTGCAAGGTTAAATATTGCTGCAGAAGTTGCCCCACCTGGATAGCCCTTAATTGTTAAAATTCCATTTGCACTGTTACTGCCAGTCAACGCACTAGACGTCCCCACCAACAGCCTGCCCGAGCTGTCGATAACCAACGCATCAGCTGGAGCACTGGTATTAATATTTAAACCTTCAACGAGTTGAGCTTTAGTTTGACTCATTACAACGAATACCGCGCCCTAGATATATCTATTTTATAGGAGTACACCATCAAACACGATTGAAACAAAAATCAACGTGCCAAACAGAGAAACACCGACTACTGTTGATTCGCTCCCTCGTAGCACCATGAAATCACCCAAGCCTCAAATCAGTAAAGGGGCACTTGACAAATTCGGCTACCTCGAGCTTGTCGAGCTGCACAACGATCTCGAAGAATGGATGGAGGTCTGGGAACAGAGACTCGAGCAGCTCCAGGATGAAATCATAAAGCGTCTTGATGACCGCTTTAATAAAAAATGAACATCATCACGCAAAGCAAGTGGGACACTCGTTTCCTGAAGCTTGCCCACGAGGTCGCCAAATGGAGTAAGGACCCCAGCACAAAAGTCGGCTGCGTACTTGTCAAAGGCAAGAAGGTCGTCAGCCTGGGATACAACGGTCTTCCTATGGGCGTCGAGGATACTCTTGAACGCCTTACAGACCGTGACCTTAAGTACGAAATGACAGTCCATGCAGAGGTCAACGCTGTTACAACTGCTGCATTACATGGTGTCAGCACTAACGGCGCTACTGCGTACGTCACTTTCCATCCATGCAGTCGCTGTGCTGCTGTACTTATCAACGCTGGTATTTCAACCGTCGTTGTTTCAGCGCACACCATAAAGTGCGATCGGTGGCTCGACAGCTTCCAAATTGCCGCACAACTACTTAATGAGGCCGGAATCGGCCACGAAATTGTAGACCCTGAAAACTAATGAATCTCATCACTACCACTGCGAAGTTCATCGGACCCGCTCAAACCGAGAGCGGTGTTCGTTGCATGCACCTTGAAATCCAAAACCAAGGGGCCAAGGCGCTGCCGGTCCCGATATATCTCATCCCAACCAGGGCTGCTGGTGACACCTTTGTCATTGATGCCTATGAACAAGGAACCAACCTGCTGTTCACGGGGCGGATGTATCCAGGCAAAAGCGATCACAAAATGTACATCGCTCCAACGACACCACTTCAAACTGTCGCTGCCGATACATTGGTAAACCAAGTGCAGGCTGCTGGTGGCGTCGGCTTCATCGCTGAGCAGCGTCGCGAAGATCTTTTCAGTTGCGGAATGCTTTGCAAGGCTCCAGCGCAGAAGCTGGTGAATTTTACCTGGGATGACAGCGTCCCACTTCGGTTAGATGCATGGGGTGATGATGCAGTTCGCTTCCGTAAGTTGATCTTCAAGGGCCGGCAAATGGCCATCGGTGGGCGCCTGAAGTACGAGTCTTGGCTAGGTAAAGATGGTGAAACCCGGACGGCCTACAAGGTTCAAATTCGTGGTGGTATATACACTTTCTTCGGTAAGAACGCTCCTGAGAAAGCGGCTGCGAAGGTTGAACCCCCAGTCCGATCTGCGCAAGAGACCGTAATCCCCCAACCGGTCCCTAAGGGTGACGAAATTCCATTTTGATTTTATGGCGCCGAATCGAAGGCGGCGCTAGTTTCATATCACGAGGGGGAGCTCTGGGTAACCAGAGCTTTTTCTCTGTACCTACCGTTGAACCTTATGTCAATCCTTGACCGCTACCTGAACACTGAAAAGTATCAGGGTGTGATGCGTGAGCTTGCCATCGCACAAATCCTGAACGAGAAGAACAAGCCCGGTCTTTTCATCAAACAGAACGCCCTTGACCGTTGTGGGTTCACTGGCGAAGCTGAAGACTTCCCGAATGCGGAAGCCAACTACGAGCATGTCTTTAACACCGGAGACACCGAGAAGGGAATGTTCTTCAAAACACCCCGGATGTTGATCATCCACGGCGGTAATCCGAAGGACACCACCTTCATCGAAAACTCGAAGAACAAAGGTGAGATCGTAGGGATTTACCCGCGAGACAACTTCCTGTATGACGATTGGGAGGAGCAGAACCCTGGTCAGCCCTGTCCTTACAAGCGTCGCCGCTTAATCCTAATGTACCTCGTAAACGAGGAAGGTGTCGCTACACACAAAAAACCGTTGATCCTTTCACTGCACGGCGGCGCATCTCGTGAGTTCGTCACTGCATATGGACGTTTCCTTGAGCAACTCGAGGGTGCTTTCAGTGACAATTACAACCTGAAGAGCGCCACGGGCTTCGATCCTAAACAAGCTGCTGCTGCCATCTTCACTCCAACCTTCGGGACCGTGATGTACGGCGAAAAACAAAAATCTGCAATTGCAGTGCCTAAAATCTGGAAAGAACCGACCGCTAAAAACCTCGAGGAGTTCTTCCCAGTGAAAGGGGACGACATCGATTACATCGAGGAAGTGCACCAAACAGTGACCATGGAGGTCTACTGCGCCAAATTCTTCAAGCAGTGCGAGAAGGAGATTGGCATCAATGCCATCGCGCCTGGTGTTGACTTAAGCAACCTCACGCTTCCTGTTCCTGAAGGATCCGGTGGCATTCGTGCCATGCTGTCTGCTAGAGACGAGACCGGAGCTATTGAGGGTGGGCTGAAGTAAAATTTGTTTGGAATCTTTAACAGATTCTCTTACATAAAGTGCGGAGACTGTGGTAGGTCTCCGACAACACATGTGGTCCAAAACTTAGAAGTGCAGGCTGTCTTAAGTTCAGTCATAAGCGGGGGTGAAAACCCTCGTTTTTTTCCGCAGTTTCTCAGCCTTGTTCAAGATCTCAAGCGCCTCCTCACGGGTGGTGCAGAGCTGCGCCTTGGACTGAATCTTGGCGTACTTCTTTGAGTACTTACTTGGTTTCATCATTTAGGAATCCCTGTAAAGCCATGGTTTCGTATTGAACGAGACGCTTACATAAACCACGAATTGCAGCTTGTCTTGCAGTGGCAATTTTCACGAGCTTCTTTGCAGCCTCACGTAACTCTTCTACGTTTGTTGCTGCATCAATCTCTTTGTGCATACGCAGCTCTAAAAACTCATCTTCCATAGTTTTTGAAATATCTAACTCCTCAAATGGGATTTCGATCACCGCAAACTCTTCAGACATTTAGCTTTTTACATATTGATAATTCTAACAATGGGTGCAATATGTTAAGCACAAGAGTTTAAATTGTCTTCATGAAATCTTTTCTATTGACAGACCGCAGATGGTGGCTATCATCTGAATATCTTTTTTAACTCCATGGCAGTCCTGAAGTCGTCCAACAACATCCAAACGATTGAAGCGACTCCTAAGAAAACGTCGATCGGTCATGGGCGTCGCAAGCGTGGCTCTTTTAAAATCCGAGGACAGAAGCCTTATCGCGGTCAAGGGAAGTGACTCAAGAAGGCTGCTTCATGCCTCTGAAGGAAAAAGCGGTCGAGGTTCCTGCTTACATCAAATGGTTGATCAACGAAAAGCCAGATTGGCAAGAACACTTTTCGTTTCAAGCCTTCCCAATCCCGCTGGAATTCATTGACATTGAGCCTGCTCTCAAGAAATTAGATCAAGTCTGGCGGATTAGTCGGTTAGGTCTGCTCCGTATAGAAAGTATGACAGTCTACGACTGGCATGTGGATCAAGAGCGCGAGTCCTGTGTCAACCTCCTATACAGTCTCGATAACAACAGTCACACACTATTCGGAACTCAACGAGATCAGCTCAACAAGGACGTCATTGAGCTGAAGTATGAACCAGACACTTTTTATTTGTTTAATAATCAGGTAGAGCACACCGTCATCAACCTCGACGGTCCACGCTATCTTTTCTCTCTTTATTTTGAAGAAGAGAAAAACTACCACTCCCTAAAAAAACTGATTCATGGCTGATCCAAAAAGTTACCAAGAGATCCTGCAAGATCAGAAAATGATCGAGGAGCTGATTGACCTTCCTAATACCGATGACGAGGAGAAGGAGGAGCTAGCCATGCTTTGGCGTGACTTAAAAAGCCGTGAAGCTTACAAGTTTGACGCGATCATCGGCGTGATCAAAGAATGCGACAACTGCATTCATCAGTTTACTAAGGAGATGGATGATCTTCGAGGTACTGTCGACTACTGGAAATCGAAGCGTCAGAATGTTATCAACATCATTAAGGCAGCCTATCAGACTCAATTAATAAGTGCGAAACCTACTGGTCTTAGGTATCAAGCAACTATTAAAAATGTTCTACCAAAAGTTAAGGACAACTTTGATAAGTGGAGTGAAGCTGACCGACAAAAATTTGGTATTAAAAAAACAATCGTTGTGGAAACTATTCGCGACGGTGACGTAATTAAAAAGCGAGAAGATATATATGCAGATAAAGAAGAGTTGCGTCAAGTACTGATGGATAATCCTTCAGTGGCACCAGATGAAGCACAGCTTGTCAGGAGAGTCTCACTCTCATATGGCTATCGTAAACGTTTGCAAAAAGGCGTGTGATGCCTCTTGACCTGACCGAAATAGCCGATAACCTACGACTGTCGCACATCGAATCAGTTGGCGTACCTACACTGCACAAAACTTTCAGCGGACACCTACGAGGCGAGGATTAAGGATGAGTATGACTTCGACAAAAACTTCAGAAAAAAATGGAACTTCTCCCTCGACATCAAAGGAAGGTTCGACATTCCTGAAGACCTTCTTGGACAACTTGGTTGGAAAGATAATGATTTACTGGAGTGGTTCGAAACTAGGCCTGAAGAATTTCTTCTAGTTAAAATTGTTAAGTAATGAACAAAAACAAACGTCAGTCCTACCTCGACATGATCGAGGCAGCAGCTAAAACACAAGAAAAAGAACTCTCTTGGATAAGCAACCTTTACCATAAAAGGCTGATTGAACTTGAGGAACAAGTAAGTAACTATGACCAATGGGTACAATCTCGAGATAAACACGCTTGAGGATGGCCGAGTGCACGTTTGTGTGACAGAAGACGGCTTCAGCACATGCGCAATAGTCAGCTCTATCCATCTGGCCCCTGATAAAGGACGGCAGCTACGTGCATCTATTCAGAGACAAGCAATCAATGCAATGTTGGAGTGATTCAGGATTAGGGTAATTAAGCTTGTACCGTTGTTGCACCCTCAACGATGAGGCAAACTAAAAAATTTAAGTATCGCGGCGAAAAGTCGGAGATTCTTGACTCAATCATTCACGAAGGATATGAGATCAAGAGTCTTAAACACGGGAACACCGGACACATTCTCTATAAATTTCCCAGCAAAATCCATGCTTGGGAAATGTGCTGGACAATGGATCTACAGACAGCAAAGTCTGGGGTCACAAAGTACCTAGCAAAGCACAAAGAGTAAGAGTCCCGTAGAATCAAACCTAGATAAAATTAGGCAGTGAAAGTGGTGCGTCCGGTAATGGCTGACCTCATGGATGACTTAGCAATGGGCATCCATGAGTATCTCTTGGAGATCGCAACTAATTATGGCGGGTCGTACTTCGTATTGATCCCTGTTACTGAAGTGGTCAAAAAGTTCGGTCGTAACCACCGCACCATCCAACGCCGGATTCAAGCCCTTAAAGATGAGGGAATTCTTGTCCCTGTCATCAAAAGGCAAACCATCACCCTTTACGAGGTCAAAGACCTGGAGGATCAGGCATGACTGAACAACCGAATAGTGAAAAAAATCTGGAGATCATTAACTTTCTGCTGTCATCGTTTACCGATAATGGCAAATCTCTCCGTGCGTTCACAACAAATCCACAAGAACAAGCCATAACCATTCTGACAGCTGGCTTGTTGGCGAACAGCAAGCTGATGATCAGCCCTGAAGATGCAATCAAATCGGCTTTTGACATTCATTCGAGGATTCAAAAACACGTAAGTAAGTTCCAATCGATGCAGTTTCAAGCTAACATCGAAGATTGCTTTCAAGAAAGGCCTCCCGAAACCGATCACTACTGAGATAGGGGCGAAGATTTAGTAGCCGTATTCTCCTCACAACTGCAACAGTGACTTGTTTAATTATCGGTCTGACGGTGATACCCGCCTAACCATTAATGGGTCGCGTCATTACAAAACACCGTATGGGGCTCTACCTTCAGTAACGACAATCCTGTCGGCCACTGGTGGAAATAAGGCTGCACTTGAGCGGTGGGCTAAGAAAAATCCAGGTGGCAGAGAGGCTGCCGCTGCTCGTGGCACGAAAGTACACTCCTTGATGGAGGAATTTTTGCTTGGAATAGAACGTGATCCTATAATCGATGATCCTGAGATCTCGTCTTTTTGGGAGGGTCTACCCCAAAATCTTGAAAAGTTGGAGAATGTTATCTGGGCTGAGAACCCTGCAAAGCCTGGTGATTTTGGTTGGACAATGGGTGGTGACGGTATCTCACGGGTGTGGCATCCCGGTGTCAATGAAGAACAAAAATGGGGCTGGGCAGGTGCTCCTGACATCGTGGCTGAGTACAAAGGAAAGATTGTTCTTGGTGATCTGAAAACAAGTAATGGCCCCTACTACTCGAAATGGCCTGGTCCTGAGACGCCAAAAAATCAGTACGGCATGCAACGGGCCGGCTTTATGAAGTATCAAAAATGTCAACTACAGCTTGCCGCTTATGCCTTTGGACTCGAGCACACAGTCAACATCAAACCTGAACTGTTCATGACCTTCGTGTCGACGCGAGAAATAGTGCAAGTTTTCGCAATCCAAGCAGGCACAATCGAGAAGTACAAACAGAAGTGGCTTGACACAGTCGAGAAGTACTACTCAGAGATTCTCCCTGCTCAGAAAGCAGCAGAACTAGAAATGAATGCAGCAGAAGATTAGGACTAACTTAAAAAAAATTTTTGTCAATGCTTATGCTGACTTATTTGAATTAATGTAAACCTACACGAAAACTGGAAAACTTTCGGATAACCGGTTTTCAGAACTCTTCTGACTCGCTAACCTGTGTCCGGAGCATCCAAAACCACGGAATAGAACTAGTGCCCACCGCCGCTCCTGAGCAAAATCGCCCCGATCGACACACCGCTCCGGGAGAAATTAATCTTGATTTCATCCCGCAAGACTGGGCTCTGACGCCTTTGCGGGAGAAGAGAGCTTATACACCTGGCTGGACCTCTAAGCCTTTCTCAGTTGACCAAATCCGTAGTGAATTAGAAGAAGGACGTGCGACCGGAGTCGGACTTATATCCGGACAGTGGTCGAATGAAGGTGGTCTGGTTTGGGTTGATATTGATGGACCTGAAGCGATCCCAGTTCTCGAAGAGCGGGCAGGTGGACCTCTAGATGCAATATTTCCCAACACACTGACAATTTCCTCAGGAAAAGAGGGTCGCCAGCGGATGCTTTACAGCGTCCCAAACTCAAAAATTGGGCTTATCCCAGACAAGGCCACGATCAAAATCGGTGTGCCATCATTCGAGATCCTTTTTAGGTCTCGTCAAGGTGCCCTCATGGGTGCCCACCCTGAAACAGAGGGCTACTACACAACAACTCATGGTGGGTTTGAGTTCGCTAAAAACCCTCCTGAGCTGCCTGAATGGCTCTACAACGAGATCCAAAAGGCATTCCCTATCAATAAGTATCGCAAACCTGTTACAAGCGGAATATGCACGCAAAGCATCAATCTGACGTACGAGGAAGGGTCAACTTATCACCAGGAAGAATCTATTGCTGAGGCAAGAATCTACCTCGATCACCTCAGTATTGAACGTGCTGCAGATTATGAGGAATGGCTTGCTGTAGGCATGTGTCTGCACCAAGTTGATGATCGCCTTATTGAAGACTGGATCACATGGTCTGAAAAAGCACCGAACTTTGAGAACGGTGTCTGCGAACAGAAATGGCGATCTTTTGAAAGAGTCCCTGGTGGGCCAAGCCCCGAAGGTTCTCGTGGATTGCACTCTCTCAGGGCTAAGGCGAAGGAAGATGGATATATCGAACTTGGCAATTATGTCGTTGAGTCGCCAGAGACTCTCGTCAAGAAAGCACAAGAATTCTTCTCTGATAAAAGCGAACGTATGGGCGAACACGACGTAGCAGAACAAATTCTAGAAAGCATCATTGGCTTCCCTAACAGGGGTATGCGCGAAGAAATCGAGGAGCGCAAGAAAAGTGAGCGGCGCCCCAAAAACCCCCCTAGCTCTGAACTTGCGGAATACGCTACCGAAATGGTAATTCAGTGCGGCTGGCGCTTCGATCCGCGATACGAAGTTTTCATGTTCTACCAGAAAAATAAAGGGGTCTGGAGACGTGAAGAATATAAGCATGAGTACAAGCACTTTATCCAAGATCTGTTTGTACGAGAGCGTATTCCCCTCCCAAGTGGCTTCAACAATACCCTGCTGAATGATGTGGTCAGCCTGACCCAGGCTTACATCAGCCACACCTATTGGGATGACGATGACGATCGTTTGGCCTTCACAAATGGTGTGCTTGAGGTCTCATCAGGAGAATTTTTAGAACATAGCCCTGAGCACTACATCACCTGGGGTCTGGACTTTGACTATGACCCTTACGCAAGTCCAGGACCAATCATTGACTGGCTTCTACGCACTCAGTACGGAGACAATGACCGTGTGCAAGTGCTTCGTGCATGGTTGAAATCCTGTCTTGTCGGTCAAGGTCACGAGATTCAAAGATTTCTCGAGCTCATTGGTCCCGGCGGAAGAGGCAAATCTACCTTCGCAAACCTCTGCTGTGCCTTGGTTGGCGCTCGTAATTACGCCAGTACAACGCTCAACCAACTTGAGCAATCCCGCTTTGAAGTTGCATCGATTAAGGGCAAACGTCTCACCTTGATCAACGACTCGGAACGTTACGGAGGATCTGCACAGATCTTCAAAGCTCTGACCGGCGGCGATAACCTTCGTTTTGAGGAAAAAAATAAAAATGTCGGCGAACCTTTTGTCTATACCGGAATGGTCATGGTCTGCGCCAATGAACCAATCCAAACTACAGACAACACCTCTGGACTCACCCGTCGCCGCCTGACCGTAGAGTTTAATCGCTCCCTCTACAACAAAAACTCCGAAGCAAAGGAGATGATCAAGGTCGATAACGGGATCGTAAAAGGCTTATGGAAGGATTGCATACCTGGTTTAGTGAACTGGGTTCTGCAAATGACCGATCAGGAAATGAAAGAATACCTTTTAGATACTTATGAAAAAGCGCCTTCTTTGCGCCGTGTCCGCAATGAAATTATGCTCAACAGCAACAACTTAGTTGAGTGGCTACAATCTGAAGTAGTAGAAGGTGAAAGCGTAGTCACCCCTGTTGGTAAAAAAATACCTGCCGCTAAAGATGCACAAGAACGTTACTGTAATAGCAATTTTCATTTATATGCTAGTTATGCATCTTATTGTGAAGATACGGGTTCTAAACCTGTAGGGCAGAAACGTTTTATTACACTACTGCTTGACTGCTGCAAAAACCAACTCAGCATCACTAACGTCAGGCAATTCACAAAATTAGGTAAACCTTTTATAAAAGGTATTGCTTTGCGCAATGCTGACAATAAATTTAAGAACAACCCTACTATCCTGCCAGAAAACCTCGCCAACTCTACTAATGCACCAGGATGAAAAGGCTAACTGGCAGAAAATTAAAGACGCTATGGAAGCAAACGGAACCACAGAAAACGATTATTACTTACGAGCCGTTGCCATATGCAGTGACAAAAAAGACCCTGTCATGCAAATCTCTAAGCTAAATATATTTAAATCGAAGGCGGACTAAATACGTTGCCGTATTTCTGTTTCAATTTGTTTATACTTTGTTGAAGAAGAATTCCTTTTGGTGTTCCACGATAGTATTCGATAACTTTTTCGGAGCGCTCCCGATCGGATGGCATATACCCAGGACTACCTGCAATTTGCATTTGTTCCATTAAAGGCTCACCTAAAGATTGTTCAGACTGATAAGAAACTGAACCCCCTGGAATATCAGTGCCTTGCTCTCCGTAAAAGCCTCTTTTCTTCATATAGCCGCTCAGAAATGAGTTGCCGTTACCATTTGCCATCACGGCTGGAAAATCATTGTCACCCATCGTCAGATACCTGCTCTCTGAAGATAACCTTCAAGAAAAGTCTTACCCGGCTCTTGTGAAACAGCGTTCATAGGGTTGGTTTTTTCAGCTGCCTTGATGTTGGCCTCAGCGTAAGGAGCACTGACAGCCTGGCCTTGTGTGGCATAACCACCGGGTAGCTTCTCTTGGCGACGTGGATCACCTAGTTCAGCGTTCATATCAAGACCCTGTGGGTCAAATCCTGCGGGGTTGTACATCATGATTAGTTAAAGTAACTTCCAAGTTTTAATTTCAAAAACTCTTTTTCAAAATCCTCATTCTTGGCCGGGGAAATGTCGAACTCTGTAGGTGATTTAGAAATTGAACTTCCCGCTCCATACTGTTTCTGTTGTTCGAATGATCCAGCTGTTTCACCTCTTACAGCAGTACCAGTGTCAGTGGCAGGGTTATCTACAATCCTCTGCTGGTTTTTTTGATACAGGCGCTGAGCAAGCATGGGGTTTTCTTTCGCCCATGCCTGCAATGCAGTGCCTTTTTCTAATTTGACATTACCAGGCAGATCAGCAGTAGCAAAATAATCTTGGATTGCATCCTGATTAACACGACCCAAAGCACTTTGTGATGCGTACATCGATGCAATGTTGGTATCTGTCTCAGGTGCCCGGAGCTGATTCCCTAGTTCCTGCATTGCAGATGCATCTTTAGGCGCATCTTCACCTCTTGCTCCTGCCCCAAAAACGTAGTCCATTTCAGGGGTTTGGAAATAACGCTGGTACTGGCCTTCAAGAGTGTTGTCAAATGACCGTGATGGAGAATTTGATTTAACTTCAGGTGTAACTTCAGGTATAACTTCAGATTTCGGGCTTTCGTTAAGTTCTCTTAATTCTTTGAAAGGCAGCCCAATAATATACTCACCCACAAAATCAACAGCCCTCTGGAAAAAATCATTACCCTGTTTCCCCCTCGAGGCGCGACGGGATTCATTCAGCCGTCTACGATTCTCCTGATAGGTGCTCACTTCGCAAAAATATCCTTTATACAATAGTAACACTGACTAGCAGATCGATGGAACTTATCAAAACTTTCCCGAAAGGTTCGACTGTTATGTTGATGCATCAAGAGTTCAATACCATTGAGTACAGAACATGTTCTCCATCCGGTGGTTTGTGTACTTACGACTCATGCATTGATCGTGCGCTGGAATTAGCTCAGGTATATGACGACTATTACAACCACAAGCCCGCTAAAACGTTCGACGAGAGTATTAATTTCTAGAGGGTGGTCGCCAAAATTCGCTGGCCTCATCGCTGAAATGCACTGCGGCACAGCAGGTTTGACCGGTTATCTACCAAACATAGTTTTAGAACCGGGTTTTTATTTAGACGTATAGGAAAGGGGTCTAGGTGATTGTGAGATAAAAAATGAACGCACAATGACCTAGGCCCCCTCTCTATAAAAAGAACTTAAAAGATGCTTTTAAATTTATCTTTGGTAGATAAACCGAGATCCATTGACATGACTTGGCTCTGCCATTAGGGTTTGCTCCTGCAGACCTTCCCCCTAATGGAAACCCTTGAATTCTTCCGCAGCAATGGTCTGATTCCACCAGACGTCGTGGTCTTTGCAAAAGCTTTTCAAATTTTCATGAGGTTGGTGGGCAAGGACGCTTGCTGGGACATCAGTAAGTCCAGGCACAGCATTTTTTCCGGGTTCGTGAACAGCAAGCGAAACCACCTGTTTTATAAAACTTTGGACGCCAGGCCTTTTATATTGGCCATGGTCGGTAAGTTTCCCGATGAAATAAATCGTGTGATTGTCAGGAAGCACTCATGCAATTGCAAGTACTGCTTAAACCCTTCTCACTACTACTACGGGACAATGGCGGACGTACGCCTAGAAACGAATCAAAGGAAAGGTGACTCTCTCACTCCTGAGGTTGTCGAAAAGATACGCACAGCTGACGAGTGGCTTTCAAGCAAAGAGATATCCAGGCGTCTTAAGATTCCTTATCAGAGGGTGAGAAAGATACGTGTTGGAATCACATTCGATTCTCTGCAAAAAAAAGACCAACCCTTTACCCTCAGCAAAGGTTGGGAAACGCTGGATGAAGTCCTTCAGCAGCTCTCGTCCAGTCATCCTGACGAGGTTCGTCGCTACGAGCTCGACTACCACATGACAAATGAAAAGGAGTGCCCCTGGCACCGACACGGCACCAAGAAACATAAAGGTCGCTTCGGCCATATGGGCGAATGCCTGGATTGCCTCGAGGAGCTCAAGAAGGGTCGCTGCACCGTCGATGTCACTAAGTTCGATTATCGCTGGTATTGGACCGTTAAACGTTTCTGGGACCAGGTTGACGTACGCGGTCCAGATGAGTGTTGGCCTTGGCTAGGCGCTACCAAGAAAGGCGGCACGGAATCCGTCGCCTACTGCCCCTCACCTGTGCACTCCGGAGCCACGCAATCAGCGATGCGAGTTGCATTTTGGCTAAGTAGAGGATTTGTAGGTAAGTACAGAATTCATACCAGAAAAGGCTGCGAAAAATTCTGTTGCAACCCGCTGCATCTAGAAGCACGTGGACTTGACGATACACTTGATCCGTCTAAAATTGAAACGATTCAGTTAAATTATGTCAACATCTTCAGACACTTCAAAGAAGCCAGCGCAAAAAGAGGCGATCGTGGTGGCCAGCAACAACCACCTCCCTGAAAAGAAATATTGCGCTCGTGTTGATATTGGTGGTGAACTTACCTGGAGTGCTTTCTGGCGCGATGATTTCGAGGAGGCTGAATTGGATCTTCGCTGCATGATCAATAACCTCAACTATGAGCTAGTTGAAACGATGGAGTGCGAGGGAGTATATCCTGAGCGGGCTATAATGATGAAAGAAAAATATCAATCGTCTGGAAGGACCAACGGTCTTTTTACAGGATTAATGACTGAAGATGTCAAGATTTCTGACGACAATTCCCAATAATTCAGGCTTTGAAAACCTTGGAACTGTTGAAGCTTACCCTACCGGGGGTACAGGGCCTACTGCTTATGGCCCAACCTCCTACTTCGGCTCTGATCCACTCCCTGCGGAGCCTGGAGATAGCCTTTATACTCCTATTGATCTGGGCAATTTTTCTTCTGTATTCCGCTCGATCACACTAAATGGTTCCCACGGGGGGCTATCACGTAAAACTACTACTTTTTACAAAATCAGGATTAACAAATCCAGATCAATCCAATTTACACAGAATTTCAGTCAGTTTAGTTACACCAAAAATACAAACAGAAATACTCTTATAGCGTTCTATAAAATTGAAGATGGTAGTAGAAGAGAAGAGCTTCCTATTAACAACCAGGGTTATGTATCACCAGAATCCTCGATTGATTACAACCAGGAGGATCTTCGCCTAGAAGATTATCCAAGCACACGGCTTGATCCTGGTGAGTACCTATTTCTTATTACAAACGATATTAGGTTTCAAGAAACTAATTATTCAATCACTATAAACGTATCCGTAGTTGACTGGCGCTTTGTAAATGAAATCGTGGATGAATCTATTGATTTTGGTCTAACGTCAGCAACAGCTGCTTCCGCTCTTGATTTCGGCAGCGTCTAAGCAGATCAAGCTGTGTCTTCAGGCATGGTGACCTTGAAGATGTCGTTTTTGCGTTTTGCGTATTCAGGATCGAACGCACTGGGATCAACAAGAGATGCAGATGTCTGGCCCTTCTGAGAGGTTGCTTTCTGCAAGGCTTTTTTAGCTTGATCGACGTTTGTTAAAGCAGCTTTCTGGGCTTCAGCTGACCCTTGCTGGAAATTCACCGTACTCGAGCCTTTAGAAATCGGTCGCCCCTCACTATCGCGAGCCACCTCCATGACTCCTGGATCCTTGAATTGTCCAGGCAACGATGCTAAGTAAGAAGCTCGCTCCTGCATCTCACGCCCACGCATACGCTCCGCCAGCTCAGCAGAAGTGCCGACTTCAGTCTCCCTATCTTTCTGCAAGGAAAAAATTTGCTCATCAAGGCGCTTTCCGAAAGCAGCAACGTCTTGATAGCTCTCTTGCGGAATCAATGTCCGAAACATCTGTGGTGCCGTAGGAGTAGGCATCACAATTGTCGGTTGTGGTGGAGGCGATGGCTTACTCCCCATTGTTTTATTTCATTCTGATTTCTATACTGATTCTATCTGTCACAAACCCGTAAACACTTTGGGCAGTATAAACGCCGACAGGAGCGAGAATCAGAACCAGCAGCAACTCAGCATAAGTGATGTGGCGGCGCATTTTGATAAATATCCTTTTATTCATGAGTTTAGCGAGCTCATAGCAGATCTGTCCACGAAAGAGCTACTTAGCTTGATGACAAACCAACAGAAGAATCTTGCAAAGGCACTATGGGAAGCTGAAAACTACGGTGGGGACACGGAAAAAGCTAAAAAACGACTTTCAGAGACACACGGACCCCAGTGGTTTAAATCCATCAAATTCAAAGACTACTTTCACCCGCTCCGCGAATACCACGAATTGGTCCTAATTCTTGAGCACCAGCGTCAATGGGCCGAACAGAAAAAATTCGCTAAGATAAACCAAGACAACGTTCTCCAATGACGCAAAATCAGGAGGACTGGCTTGACGTTTTAAATAGGACTCAGTTCGAACCGAAACCCTCGACTGCAAACGCATACCAGAGCTATCGCTTTGCTGATTTAGATATCAGTACTGTCACGGTAGAAACCTACGCCACAGCTTTAGTCCCATCTCTGGTCAAGCAGGTAGAGATGTTTATACCTCCCTCAGGTAGCTTTGAAACACCTGACCTAAGGCGCTACTTAGAACTGGTGTGTGGATACGAAACAAGCACAGCTGACCTGGTACTTGGACTGTCTCTTGCTGACCAGATTCGGATCACATTCAGTGACATGAAGATCAGCACCATCTGTGACCGGTATCCCGAAATCAATCTTGCTGAGAAGCGGCGCTACCGCTGTGTGGCGGAATACCTGATCAGACAAGGTGAACTGACCAAGCTGAGAGATGCTGATGGCAAATTGATCAAAAAGATTGGCAACATGCAAAAAGCAGTTGTGTTGTATAAACCGCTTCCTAAGTTACTAGAGACTCTCAAACGCTCTAGGCTTGGCAATTTCATCAAGCTCGAGGAGGAGGAGGAGGAGAAAACCGAGGTGACAGCTGAAAAAACTTGCTAAACTGGTTCATCTGAGGAACATTATGTCAAATCGTCGTAACAAACTTCTCACCAAACTTCTTCAGAGCACTACGGGTGAGACAGAAGAAACACTCATGAAGCTCACAATCGAGCGCATCTGCTCTGATATGTGTGATTACTATGGAAAGTTTTATAATGCAGAAGGCCCTGGTGTGCTTGTGTTTAAGCCAGCAGCCGATGATAAAGATAGTATGTTCTATCTCTGCGTAGACGCACTTATCAGTGCTCTGGAAGATTACCGTGACCAAGAGAGTGTCTCCTCTGTCTTCCAAGGTGCAATCCGTAGGGCTGAGCAGATCGACCCGAATAAAGAGTCGCTTTTCTTGGTTCAAGATGATACCGAGCTGGCACTCATTCACTATCGTCACGATGATGAAAATAGTAATTTTCTTATCTCGTGAAGCACAGAGCAAAATGGCGTTCACTTAGGAATGTCTATGGGAAGATTGGCCATATCCGCGAGGATTGGCTAACTCCTTGTGATTATCTGCCTTTGATTGACGCCTTGCTTGGAGATCTCGATTTAGATCCCTGTAGTACGCATGATGCTAATCAGCAGTTTCTTCGTGCAAAACAGATATATACCCTTGACGATGACGGCCTTAACGTTGAGGCACCCTGGACTGGCAAGACCTATTTGTTCCCTCCGACGTACGGACGTTGTACGTACAGCAAACAACGTGGTACTTGGCGGTGGAGCCCACGCGGAGGCAGTGTATCCAAAGCACCTTCAGTTATCTGGTTTCGACGTCTGGTCAGGGAGTGGAAACTTAGGAACATCCCTGAAGCACTTTTTTATACAACCTATCCAGAAATGCTCAGAACCTGCCCTGAGATCTGGGATTTTCCTTTATGCATCCCAAAAGACAGGGCGCATCTGATGCATGGCAGAAAGTATTTCACTCTTAAATCACCTATGTACTGGGGATATTTCGCTTATTTGCCGCCAACAGATCTAGGCTTCTCTCAAATTGATAAATTTGAGTCTATTTTTTCAACGATTGGAAGAGTTATCCGGTAGCTCTAAATTGATTCCTGAAAGAACCATCGTTAAAAACAAACACATTATCGTTAGTCCTGGAGGCCTTTACGTTCAATGCCTCACCGTCTTTTTTTGCTTTTACAAACCTTTTGAGAAAGCTTTTCGCACTTTCATTGTCGGTAGCAGAAATATCTTGTCCGGGTTTAACAGTATAACTACCTGCACGCCGGTTATCGATATCGTATGCTTGGCTTAATTGGTCGTTCATCCCTTTATTCTAATGACCCTCACCGAAACACAAACTCAAATCAGTTTGATCTGTGATGACATTAAAGAGCTGTTGATTTATAAAAATCAAAAGTACGGCAATTCAGCGCTCAAACCTGTTCGAATCTTTAGTAAATCCGACAGTGTCGAGCAGATTCTTGTAAGGATTGACGATAAACTTAATCGTATCCAACAAGGCGAGGGTCTTCTTGACGAAGATGAAGACGTCATCATCGATTTGATTGGCTACCTCGTGCTTCTTAAAATCGCTTTAGCCCAAAACTCTAAAAATGAAGTATGAAGATTTCATAGCTGCTTACACACCTGATTTGGCTATTATTGACGCTATTGATCTTCTAAAGCGTTTTGACCTGGACGCTCTTGATTACCTAAACCGCGAGGTGGAGTGGACCAAAGCCGATAGAAACGACGAATCACATGACCAGAAGGATCCCAATCCTTAATTTTCTTTTCCAAGTACTCAACTGCTTTGATTTGAGAAGGAGACCCTGTGTAAGTCTCCGGCAGATTTAAAAGGCAAACTGATGTGTGGCAATCATGCCGCATGAATGAAGGAATTTTCACGTCTGCAGCAAAATATGTATTCAATTCTGTGCGACGCCTATCCCTCATCAGTTCACCTCCTGATAGCCAATACTTATTGATGTAGGGGCTCCACTCCTTAATTAGCTCCCTTTTGCTTGCGTGGCTGTTTATCAGATCTAATAAACGAGAGTTTTTGAAACCTAAAATCCCAAGGCTGTGCGCAAAACTCAGGACAGCTGCCTTCCTGTTTTTGTTGAGTGGTACGTAAACGTACTGCTGTACCTGATCAGAAAAGGCCTGCAGATCTTTTTCAAGCTGCTCCTCGATCTCGTTGGTATAAAGCTTGTCATGCATGGAAACTGCACGACCGAACACCTGCTGACTGCCATAGCCGACTCGCCAAAACTTCTCACCATACTCTCGGTAGGAAGCAAAACGCCCCATACCGATAGCAGTACAAGGCGGGGTATATATCTTGATTAATTGAATTCCTTTTTCTGTAAGAAAAGGGTGTTCTTTCCAAACACGTGATTTCTTAGGGGACGACAACCTTAGCGATGTAGCTGACTTCAGAATAACCTTCCAGCTTCAAGAGGACAATGTAATTCTTGGTGGCATTTGTCACCGTCACACCGACCGCGCCTTTGCCTTTCCCAGCCTGTGCGACATTAAAAGCCTTCTTATACCCGGTTGGTGCTGAACCAGCTGAGTGGTCATCATCCTGGAAGATCTCCATAGAAATGACACCAGCAGAGCGGTCCAAAGAAACAGTGATGTCGCCTGTGGTGCTGGGGTTGACTTCAAAAGCACGTTGACTCAGGCCGGTATCGTTACCAACACCTGCACCTTTGTAAGTGACGTCACTTCCAGAGTTAACTGAAAATGTGTCAAGAGTACCCGTAACAATACGATCAGCCATGGCTATTAAGAAATTTGTCCAATAGTGGAGAAGTTGAACTTGATATCGGCATCGATACCGTGGTCTTTCAGAATGCCTAGAAACATCTGACGGTCAAGAGCTTTTTGATGAAGCATTTCGATGAAAGCTTCCTCTAACTCAGCTCGATCCAGGCCTTGAATGGCCAGAGATGCTGCGTGGATTTGAAATTCAACGTCCACGGGAAGCTCTAATGCATCCATGGTAATTACCTACCTTGGATCTATCTTACCAGCGCTGAATTAACTGACAAGCAGATCAGGCGTGACGTTCATGACTGCCTTTTCACGTAAATCCCTCATTTCTTCTGGGATCAGGCGACCAGGGTCGACATCGGACGCCTCAAGGCCTAATCCAGTGTCCTTTACGTACTCTTCTAGAAAGCGTTCGGCTGGTCTGGACTTCATGGCTTGAGCTGCATTTCTTAAGGGTATTTCGAGCCGTCCAATAGGCACCTGCGAATAACACGGTGAACGTTATGACGCAAAGCCCCATAGTTTCAAGCTCAATTACCATCTATATTGTACGAAGGGTTCTCCGAGACAATGGACGATATTGAATTTCAACGTGAACTGCTTACCGGAGCTATTGGTGGTGTCAGCAAGACACAACTGCTGAGAACACTTACAGAAAAATATGGCTGTACCGAAGAATATATAAATGAAGCACTTAGCCACTGTTCATTAAAGACAAAGCCTAAAAGCATTAAACACAAAGATTTTTACGACTGTCCGATAACCAAGAAAGCAGAAAAAATAAATTATCCTTTTACACAAATTTACAAACAGGAAAATTTTTTAAGTGAAACCGAATGCGATGATTTGATTGACCTTATGAACCAAAACCTTAGGCCTTCCACAGTGTCTGATGAGACAGACAGCAATCGTGTCAGCTCTTACCGAACAAGCACGACCGCTGACCTACACTACTTTGATAACGATTTTTACTTACACCTAGATAAAAAAATTAGTGCGTTTATGGGATTAGAGCCATTTCTTGGTGAGGTCATGCAAGCTCAAAAGTACAAGCCAGGACAATACTTCAAAGAACATTGGGATTTCTTCGACCCTTTGACCAAAGAATATAAAATTTACTGCGAATGGATGGGGCAAAGGACTTGGACAACAATGATATATCTAAATGATGTTGAAGAGGGCGGTGAGACATGGTTTAAACACTTAAAACTCACAGTCAAACCCAAACGAGGTCTGCTTCTTGCGTGGAATAATCTTTACAAAAATGGCGTTCCAAATTTTAAAACAATGCACGAAGCCTTTCCACCGAAACAAGGTGATAAGTACGTGATCACTAAATGGTGGCGCAGCTGGGCCTTAATTTGATCGCCCCTTCTGTTTCATGGCTAGTGCGATAGCCAAAGCCTGCTTGCGACTTGTCACTTTTTTACCACTACTCGATTTGAGTTCGCCTGCTTTGAACTCAGACATTACCTTTTCGACTTTATCTTTCATGTCAGATCACCATTTAACCTTATGGCTCCAATAACGCGCTGACATCTTGTCAGGACTCGAATCCTGAGCATCGTGCCTGGCGTAATAAGAAGCCTTACGCGCCTTCTCTTTAGCTGTTTTAGGGTTTTTCCCAGCCCCTTTTACGCCTTGTTGACCGAAACGAATAATCTTCTCCTCACCTTCCTTGCAGGCTTTCACCACATGGGACTTGGTCTCGTGGTCGAGAGTCCGCTTCGGCTTGTTGCATCTCATCTGCTCCTTAGCAAGCCTCTTTGCTTTTGCTCTATCAGCCATATCAGACCTTTAGAACGCCTCTTTCGACCTTACCGATAATATCGTTGCGTACTTCTCCCTTCAGCGCGGTGTCTCCAGGGGCAGGAACCCGCTTCTCTTTCATGCGCTCAAGAAAGTCTGCGAGAAACTGTTCTTCAGACTGATAGCCAGCTGATGGAGAAATCATTATCAATATATGTTTGAAGGGAATCCGTGCTTGGTAGCTTTATAGAGTTTGGTTTTTGCTCTAACCACTCCTTGATTTTAACTGACCTCTCTTCAGTAAAATGAATATTATTTTTAGTGTACCACTCGTCCAGCAACATGGAGCCTTTAGATGTATTGCACGACGAGCAGCAACAACACATATTTGATCTAATGTTGTGACCACCCTTGTGTTTTGGTAGGATGTGATCGATGGTTGCGGTGTCTTGAGTTAGATGCTTACCGCAGTAGGCACAAGCCCAATCCCAAGAAGCAAAAATATAAAGTTTAAATTTTCGCCTTGCAAGTTTTGGGGTTAAGACAATGAGATTGGCTAAAAGATCTTGCTCGCAATGAAACACGTTCAGCATTCCAACCTTGTCAAAACTTTATGCTGCACACACCTGTACTTTTGCTATGTTCCCATTAATTAATTAGTCCAATTAAATTTTAAATTTCAATATTTTCCGCAGGATCATAATCCGAATCTTCAATAATTTTAAGCAGGAAGTAGTGCAATCTATCCAGCACCCAGCGTAAGTCTTCGTCAGGGACGTCGCTGATGATCGCGTCTAAACTCATTTCACGAGATGGCGGTGAAATGTGATCCGCCACTAAACAGAGCGCGTTGTATCGGTTTTTGTTAATGTCTTTCAACATCTCAACTGTCGAAATCTTCTGCAGGGGTTTCTTCAAGTGCAGCAATACGTCCACGGACAATAGCCACACCCTCAAGTGCTCCAGTGACTTTGAGGTAAAGCTCTTTATTGCGCATTAACTCAGACTCACCAGTTTTGATGAATTCAGCGAGCTCTTCCTGCTGCTTGATGAGCTGCTTCTCTGTGTCTGAAAAAATTTCTTCCATCTTGTTTGGACTATTCGAAATAAGTATAGCTTAATTTTTCCGGCAATTAAGCCATGCAAAGGCACTGCAACCGCCTCCAAAAAAAATACGATTACGAGATTCTTCAATGTCATATGTCACCGCTTTACCACTACCTTCTTCATTAGAAACCCAAAAACCCCTCTGAATGTCAGCGCGACCGATTGGGTCATGCGCCAACCAGTGAGTGTCGCTGTAGCCGTAGATCAGAATGCAATATGTGAATCCTCGTGGTCTCTCAGGTGTCCCTTTAATTACAAGCCCTACAGGAATGCTAAGGCCTCGGTCGATCGTTTCTTTGATGTCGCTCTCATCTAAATCTCTGACGAACTTCATGGGAATACCCATTTCGCGCAAGATATCAAGGTGTGTGGTGGCTTTTGAAGAATCGCCATGGTTGTCAACCCTGATTACATACTCTTCATAAGTGTCATTATTAAAGAGTTTTTGCTGAAGGAGACACGCTCCTAAAGTGCAGGATAAGGATTTTGCAGCGTCGGTCACTCCGTTGTATGGGTGGTGTATGTAAGGGGTGTCTGGCAAAAACCTGAAGCCTCCTGACTCCAGATACGGAGGGGCTGACGTTGGTATGTTGCTGTCGATCCAGTCCTGATTTTTAATCCACCAGGCTCCAATCACCATCTTTATCTTTGTATAATCTTCTGAAATATTAAGAATAAAGCAATTCTTTAGATGCCTGTCCTTAAGGACAAGGGCATACTGATCTGGCGCCAGATCCTCAGTACATCTCGGCTCCTCTAGAAGCTCTGTATTACTGATCGAGGTTAGGTCAATAGAAGCGCCTGGCTTACCTAAAATCATTTAGCTGGAGGTGTCTCATCCTTCGGCTCGACTGTAAACTTTTTTTCAGATTTTCTGGTATCTTTATCATCTTTTCTAGAGATTCCATATACAGCTAAGACTGATGTCACCAAGGATGAAATGAACGCTGCATCAATCTTTGCATAACCCATGTAGCTTGCAGTCAACATTGCAAGCGCCCAAGAAAGAACACCAGCAGGGACAAGAGTCGTTAAAAGATCCCTAAAAGCAAACTGTGGGTCATCGTCTTTCATCTCAACATTTTATACTGAATGTGCTCCTACTAAGATCAATATACAAATGAGGTTTTTTTATGTGGAGGCTGCTTGTTATTATCGCTTTTGCGGGAACTCCTGCTTACGCTGATATTACCCATAAACTACAGAGCTCAGTCCAGTTGACTGTTGATGCTGCTGCAACGAATGCAATGAGGCTCGGTTCCTCATTTTCTGTTAGCGGGAATGGTGTAGATACTACTGATGGAACAACTGCAAATACTATTTCAGCTGGAACAATCACTCAAGGTGTTTATGCACCAGGGACTATCTCTGTCACGCAAGATACACCTGGTAGTTCGTTCTCTTTTAGTCAGTCCTATATCGCCGGTGATGCAGTCCCAAGCTCTGCTCCAACCGTAGGAGCTGTCCCAAACTTCTCCAGTGTGACAAGCACGTCAGCCGGGACAGCAGGTAGCCTGGCTGGCACCCTCACATCTGCAGGTGCGGTTTCTGTGACTGCAGGTGGAGCTGGAACAACGGCTACAGGGCAACACGTAAGTGAAATTACTGTCCGATAGATGAACCGTTTGCATGAGGGAATTGCTTTAGGTTTCACCCTAGGGCTGCTTCATGGATTAATGCAGCCTGGATACTCAGTGCCTGTTGTCCCCAACTTCACGCAAGGTAGTTTGACCCAAAAAACAGAAACAACTTCTGTTGTGACTGAGGTTATAAATTCTATGGATTACAACACGGGCTACCAATACTCCGTGACGGGCACTAATATAAAGAACACAGGGAACAGTATTGCGCCCTCCACAACTTCTGGAAATAGCAATACTCTTAATGGCGTTACCAGCACATGGACAACACTGGATGCTGCAAACAAGCCAAGCTGGTCAATAATCGACAACACCAAGGGATTTCAATTTACCGAGACGCTACAGGCGCCCGGTTTGGCAAATCACACGATTGTAAACAGAGCTACAGAGATAAGAAGCGTCACAGAAAGTACATCCATTTTCTCGCAATAGGGATAGCATCTTTACTTGGTGCGCCCTCATGGGCAGGTGATGTCGGAGGTGTCAGCGCCACTGCAAACCCAATTGCTAACAGCAGTGGTAGTGTAACCAATCAGGCTATTCAGGTACTTCAAGGGCCTTATATCACTAATACTTATGGGGCCGGTATTCAATGCCAAGGGCCGACCCTCAATGTCACACCGTTTATGACACGGACTGGCTCATTTCAACAGCCTTTCGAAGACTATTACAACGACCCTGTCTATGACACCAGTGATTTAAATGACGATGGGGTACTCGACAACCCTGGAAAAGTTCTGTATTACAGGCCAGTAAGGACAGGTCAAAAAAATAATTTCAGCTGGAATGCTGGTCTCTCTGCAACGCTTTCTATACCTCTCGACGGAGGTCTTCAAGCAAGGTGTAAGCGAGCTGCAAATGCACAGATTGCAATACAAGAACAAACCTTGGCCAATCGAAGGCTTGATTTTGAAATTGCGCGTCTTAAAAATTGTGGTGTATTAGCTAAGCAAGGTATAACGTTTCGTCCTGGCTCACAGTTTGCAAAAATATGTGCCGACATTGTCGTGAAAATGCCTGATGAAACTGTGTCTCCGCACGTGCACCCTATTTCTTTAACGACCGTCTTAGAGCGAGAAGAGCACGATTCCGATCCCGCTGGGCAAGGATACGATCACGGACTGACTCAACCTTTGTCTTCTTCCCAAGTACGTCAAACAGTTTCTTCTGGGTCTTCTTCACAACAGGCTTCACCAGCTTTAGAAGCAAGTCGGCAAGCGGCTTTGCTAGGAGGGCCGCTGAAGTCGCAACAATAGCGATCGAAGCTGTCGTGGTTACCTGCTCTGGTGCAGGCAGGAAGTCGATCAGGGTTGCTTTTGTCTCCACTGGCTGAGTCGTGACGCTTTCTGAAACTGGTTTAGCAGGCTCTGCAGGTGGTTCTTGAGTACTCTCTGTGCTCGGTGGCTTTGGCGTGGGAAATTTCGTCGGTAATTCTGGAGTCGCAGGAACTTCTGGAGGCTGAGGTTTATAAGCTGGCGCGGGTGTCTCTACGCTATAAATTAAATCTTGTGGTGAGTAATCAAGAGGAGTAAAAGATGGTGCACTCGAGTCGCAGTAAGTCTTGACACCATTCTGGTCATCCTTTTGGATCGAATTAGATTTATTTGATAAAGGGTGCGACTCTACACACCCTGGCATTAAAACAATCGGTGTTCCAATATTGAGAGTAACAGGCACCTCAATCGTGTTTACGACAGGAGGAAGCACCGTCCAAGAATGAACCTGAACGGTGCTGATTTTATTGATACCTATGTCAGGTATCTCAGGCATCACCTCATTGGGATAGCTGGTCCAGTCTGTTTAGGAAAAACTTTCAGCTGACTTTGATGCTGAGAAGTTATCTCCGGTTTTATTTTATCAAAAAACATGGAGTCCATGTTGCCGGTCAAGTCTTTTGTCTGAACACTAAGTAGACTTGTTAGCTGGCCACCGATGCTCTTCATCAACGCATCCTTTTGCTCTTTGATGATCGCGTCTTTATTTAAGTAGACGTAACCGATCAGCAGATTGGGAAAAAGCGCAAGGACTGTGATTGCCAGCCTAAAAACTAAAGTCACCAGGGTACACCGCTGAGTTTTGTTGGAGAAATTTTTTCTGTAAGTGCGGCTTCAAGAGCGTTTTCAATGTCAGTAACTTTATCGGCGCCACCGATAGCAGTCTGCGCCCAACCAATTATCGTTTCCTCCGTCAAAGAGTCATAAGCTACAAGTTCACCTTCGGGGCGCTCGACGCCAACGCTGCCGTAAGCACCTTGAGAATAAGCTTGGCCTTCAGAATCTAAGGTGTCACTGACAGCAGTTACGGAATAATGAACGTTATAAACATATCCATCTGAAACCTCTCTCTCGAGGGTGTTGATGGACCAAGTAGTGGTAATAGTCATGATATTAAAATACCTTTACAAATTATATATCAAAAGTCTTTTGTCAACTTTCGGTAGACACTACTCAACCTCGAGTGTAACTTCAGAGCCCCGCGTTGCCACGGGGCGGGTTGCCGCTAGGCGATACCAGCATCAGATAGACGCTGCTCTAGGGTTTCAATCCTCTCCATTGATTCCTGCAGCGCCTTGACTGCTTTCATGTAAAGGACCGAATAGTTCAGGCTTTTTGTTGTAGTGCCAAGATCAATGTCTTTGTCATCTAGGTCAGGGGTAGTTTTGACCAAACCAGGTGATACAAGTTCAACTTCTTGTGCAATTAAACCGAGTTGCGTATGGGTTTGATGTCCGGTTTCAGCCTTAAAATTATAATTACGGACTTGAAGCTGTTTTAGGTCTTCCCACTGAGAATTTGCGTCAACAATATTTTCTTTTAACTTTACGTCAGAAAGACTGCCATAAGAATTATTTGTATTGTCCAAATCTCCATTTCTTCGGACTACACAACATTCGGTCCCAGTCCCTAGGTCACCAGCAGTTGCACTACGCCTTAAAGATAATATTTTATTGGTGGCATTGGCAGAAGCCACAGTTGAAAACAAATGATCAGTTGAAGGAGTTCCATCGCATTGAGCTTTTATTTGTCCACGCCTGTCGATTTGCATCCGCACCGTCGGAGAACTCGCACCATCCGCAGTAGTGGAGAACGTTAATCTCCCCGGCATGTCATTAGCACCAGGAGTGTCATCCACTACAGCAGAAATTTGCGCTGCTCTAATTAGATGAGTACCGTCAGCTCCCTCAAAATTAATGTGACCAATGGTGTCACCACTCTGAACAATGGTGGTGGAATTTACTGCTGCACCTCGGGATTTACCTAAAACAAGATGTGATGGACCGTCATTGTTTGAGTTTCTGACGGCACTTATGGTGGTTGTATTTTGCGTTGTTCCTTCTAATTGAATATGTGACGAATCAGTGCCATCATTGAAATTGGCTCGCGCACTAGACGTACCCACCAACAACCGGCCACTTGTATCAATTCGCGCTTTTTCACTGCCATTAACTTGAAATAAAACTGGATTATTAGCAGAACTACCAAATTTTGCATCCCCGTTATTTCCAAAGAATCCAGCATTAGCAGCGTGTTGAATATAACTTCCTGCTGCGACAGTTCCAGGCGTTGCGGTAAGCCCTCCTGTTGCGATTGTTCCATCGCTTAGGATTCGCATCCGCTCCGTCGGAGAACTCGCCCCGTCGGCGGTAGAGGAGAACACAAGGCGACCTGGATAGTCATTAGTACCAGAATCAGCGTCTGCGTAACATTCAATACCAGCATAACTAGCACCCGTATTGTCTCCAAAATTGATAAGACCTATCTGGTTATTAGCACCGAATGCTGCTTGTCCCCTTTGCAAGGAAATATGACCGGCTCCTGCGGGTGTGTTTGGATAACCTTGAATAACAATATTTGCGTACTGCCCGTTTCCAGCCGTAGGGCTAGTAGACGTACCAACTAAGAGCCTGCCTGAGCTGTCGACTCGTAGGCGCTCGGTCGCGTGATCCTCAAATATTAAGTTGCGACTACCATTGTTATAAATATAAAAAGCTTGGGATTGGCCTCCAGGAACAAGCTGAATACCTGCCGAATTTGTACCACCAGTTGACTTAAGCTGTAAAAAGGCTTGGCTAGCGTTAACATCTACGGTTGTAGTAGGGCTTGAGGTTCCAATCCCAACCCGATCATTCCCGCCATCGACAAACAGCATGTGTGTCTGACCGTTTGACTCCACGCGGAAGTCAACATCATTACTGCCGTCGTTAAATACAACTTCAGAACTGCCAATCTCTAAACGTTCAACCCCACCAGTGGTGACATTTACCTTATCTGCTGCACTACTGAACAGGCCACTATCAGTACCACCTAGCTGAAGGGACGAAGTAGCAGCTGAACCATCAGCTAAATTAACAGTAAGCCCAGTTGAAAGCTTCGAAGTAGTGACGGTCGCATCACCAGGAGTATTAGTATCAGTTACGTCGCCCTGGATGACACCAAAGAAATCAAGGCTCGCTGCAGGAGCCGTGGTAAAAGTAATCTGACTACCTGCGATTGTGAAATCAGTGAGAGGGTTCTGGATTACACCACCAACTGAAATCCACAGCTGGAGGGCACTCCCAACACTTACGTTCTGACTTGCAATTTGTAACGTGAATGTCGTCTGGCTACCATTAAAGCCACTGGAAATGTCGTCTAACTTACGGTTCTGGCCACGAACCAGCTGTTTTCCAATGTAAGGCACTTTCTAACTACATCTAGATAGATCTATTCTAAAGGCCTTATTCTTGTTAATAAAAAAACCACCCCTTGAAGAGGTGGTTCAAACGATCAGGCTGCACCGCCTCGAGTGACAGCATCATTAAGAGGATCGAGGTCTTCACTCGTCCAGTAGGTCTTAGCAACCATGATCTGGAGATGCTCGACGTTGCGTGAAACTGTTGCTGTTTCTTCTTCGGTACGACTGGACAGATCCATCAAGTCGTTAATGAGAGTGACGGAATCAAGAGCTGCCGAATAATGAGCGGCAATCTCGGTAGCGGTAGGTGCTTCGGTAGACATAGAAGGTTAGCGGGATGATTTGAGTCTACGCGCCTTTAAGCGCAGCGACTTCAGTTTTAAGATCATTGACCATTGTGGTCAGCTCTTGTACGGCGTTAACCAGATACCAAGTCAAGTTATCCGGATCAACAGTCATTACGCCTGTAGATTCTGTTTTTACGCAGTCAGGTAAAGTTTCTTCTAGTTCTTGAGCTATTACGCCAAGCTGAACGCCTGCCTTTGCTATCGCAAAATCTGTTTTAAGTTCGGTAACTTCCTCTGGCAAACGATATTCAAAGTTACGAACACGAATGTCGTTGATTGCTGCCAACCCAGTTGTGTTGTCAAAAATGTTCTTTTTCAGTCGACGGTCGGAGGTAGTTGACCAACTAGACGAGTTGTTGCCTTGATAGACACCACCACCTTCTGGATCAATAAACCCTGTGCTGTCACCTTTGCCGGTAGCGGTTGCACCTGAAGTAATAACCAACTGATTTTGGGCATGGCCAGAAGACGCTCTTGCATCCATACCAATTAAGACATTACGGGATCCAGTCGTTGGGCCAGTATTTTCTCCTGCGCTCCTACCTATGCAAGTATTTTGTGCCCCTGTTGTTAATATTAATCCAGCACCACGACCAACACAGACGTTATTTTCACCTGTAGTAATTGCTTGAGCAGAAGAGTTACCGAAAGCACAATTACCAAGTCCAGTTGTACATGTGCCAAGAGAACCATGACCGAAAGCATTGTTATCACTGCCTGTAGTATTTGCGTCAAGAGCTAGTCTCCCCACAGCTGTGTTGTGAGCACCAGTGGTGTTTGAAAGGAGAGCTGCGTATCCGGTAGCTACGTTGTTTGAACCAGTGGTGTTAGAATTAAGAGCATCTTTTCCGACAGCAGTGTTGTCACCCCCGGTGGTGTTCCAATACAACGCTGCCTTACCAAAAGCTACGTTGTTAGAACCAGTGGTATTGGCATGGAGAGCAAAGTAGCCTGTAGCAACGTTGTTAGAACCAGTTGTGTTAAG